CGCCATGTCGAACATACCAGCTGTAGCAAAACTGGTTACAACTGGAAGGGCAGCCATTGATTGCTTGGCATCCAGTCCAGCTGAAACAAGAAAGAAATAGGATTCAGCTAACTGGTTAGCTGCTTGAATACTTGTGGTTGATAAAGTTTTGGCGGTTTCTTCCATCTGCTTTCTGAACTCTTTTCCATTCGTTCCCATGATGGCGACAGACTGTGTCATTTTATCATCGAAATCAGAAAAGAATTTAAGAGAAGCAGTTCCGGCGACAGTCATAGGAAGAGTAACATATTTGGTCATACTCATTCCAACTTTTTTGAAACTTTTTGAAATAGCATTCATTCGTGTATCGGTATCTCGGAGCATCTGGGCGAGTTTACTATTATCACCTAATAAATGAACTTCGAGATTGCCGAGGCTTAATGCCATTCCGCCTGCCATATGTTACTCCTTCACTTTAGGCACTGTTCTTTTTTGCCGGTTTTGTTTTTTCCCGATAACTCCAACTGCCCCCAACCAGAACTTTTTGCTTCTCTGCATCTGTTCCTTCGAAGGTTCTGCTTTTTCCTTTTTGAAATCGAGCAAAAAATCTTTGAGTTTGATCTTCTTTGGTTTCTTTACTTGACCCCGTACAATTTCTGCTGCAATTTGTGCCAAGTAAAAATCTTTTCTGTCGAATTCTTCTGTCGCTTTCCATTCTAAAAACCAAATCCATTTCAAAAATTCCGTTGAACTTATTCGTTCCCGTGTCTGATAAACCGACATACCGAGGTGAGAAGCCAGCTGAAACCAAGCCAGCTCCTCACCCTCGATCAGTTTTTTTCAGACGCCTCTGAATTCAGTCCAGAAAGTTCCTGAGCTTTCTCAAAAAGTTTCTGCTGAGTATTTGAAGGAAGCATTTCGATTTCATCTTTCGAAACCGATTCGCCTGCCTCATTAAACAAACTTACAGTCAAAAGATCCGACTGCATTCCATCGAACGTATTTATTTTCACGTTCCCATTTTTGTCTGTTGTGACCCTGTTTTTCATTTTATTCAAATAACGATTTCTATCGGATCCGCTCAGCTCTTTGAGCAGATACTTTTTCTCGTTATCCTCTTTATCAACAAGCACAACATCGACTTCTTTCAGTTCCAGTTCCAGTCTTAAAATTTCATCAGCCATAATAGTCTACCTTCCCAAAAAAAAACTTCGGCTATAAATTACGCCGAATATACAGGAGCAACTTCCGCACCAGATCCATTCTGGTTTGACGGAATAATAGTAACGTCAGCTGTCGGCTGTTCACCCTCTACGTTTGAGCCAGGAGTGAACTCATCTATCCATCCCCAGAAAGCAAGTGTTGAGCTGTCCGGAAACGTAATAGTAATGAGCTGATTTACATTCACCATAGAAACGATCTCATCAAAAACGGCGGGATCGTATGCCGCAGAGAAAGAAGCCTCAGAAAGAGTGATCAGGCTTTTCGGTGCCCTGGTCCTCCAGGCTGTGTTCCTCATAGTCGAAGTATCATTTTCCCCACCACCTGAAATACCAGGAGGCGTTACTTCTTTTTCCCACATCTGTACATCACTGTCTTCGCTAAACGAAATGAGCGTCGCGAAACCATCATCAATTCTTGCCATGTTATATCTCCTTTAAAGTAACAAGAAAATTGGTACTGAACAATTGTCTGCGTCTTGAGCCATCCTCTTGGCCCAAACTTACTGCACCTGTAGTCTGTGAAACATTATCAATTCTATACGTCGAAGATGAAATAGTTATTTCATCTCGATTTACTGTCTCTAAATTCTCAGCCAACTCTTCTGCTTTTTCATAAGCTGTGTTATATCTAACTGCCCGAACAAGAGTTTGAAAACCATAGTGCCATATATTCTCGCCGTCTTCAAAAATCCTTCCATCTTTTAAAGGCTCAGTATCCATGCAGGCAACAATATTATCTTTCACGTTTTCATCATCAGGAAGCATCCCTACATAAACTGGCCAGTCACCACTATCCTGAGGATCGATTACAAGTCCTTCGTTTATTAAATACTGTGCTAAAATATATGCCGGTGAGTGATTCATTATTTTCCTCTTGATCTACGGGCTATAATATTCAACAATCTTATTTTATATATTTTCGCTGGTCCTTCCAGGAATTTCGCCTGTTTTCCTTTTTTATGTTTCAAGTCCGTTCTCTCATGAACGTATACAGCGTATGAAGCAGTATAATAAACTACCACGTCTGTAAAAAAACTGGATCCTAAAACTTTTGTCCCAGCTGAATTTTTCAAAATACTTTTATCAATAGGAACAACTTTCTGACTCATTCTCTGAAGAAATAATCCAGCTTCTTTAAGACCAAGGGCAAATCTCCATCCCAACTCAATATTATATTTCTTGAGTTTATTTAATATCTCATCTTTTCCGATTACTTGTATTATATTTGCCATTATAGATATACCTGCCTCAAATATTTTCGACCTTTGAAATCAGGAGTTTTCTTTGTACCTAAAATTTCCCAAGCGTTACGATTATTTTTAGGATCATCAAGATCAGATACGTCGACCAAATTGCCCAACCATATAACCCCCTTCACTTCCAGATCTCGATCAACAATAAGTTTGGCACGTGAAAGATGTCGTTCCCCACTTGGATCAATAAACTCTTCTATTTCATCTGTCCATCTACAATCAATTTCAACTGGAGTATGCCAAGTTGGTTTTCCAAAATCATCTAATGTAGTTGGAGCCCAATAAACCGCTGTCTGTTTCATAGCACGAATAGCGACTCTTACATTATCGTCAGCTGCTGAAGGAACATCCGATTGAATAGTTATAGCTTCAATATTACTTGGTGGGCTTTGATCTAACGTGGGTGATCCGGATCTCGAGGCAACTCCATAGAAGCTGTACACGCCCTCGCCAAGTCCAGTAATCTGAATATCTCCCGATCCTGTTAAAGTCGCACCTGCGAGCTGCCAAGAGCCTCCAGAGAAGCTATAATACGTATATATCACATCAAGTGGATTATCTGCTACGTAGGTAAGAGTTACAGACGTTCCAGTTCCATCATTTTCCCCATTTGTGATTTCAGGGGCCAGAGCTGGAATAGGTAATTGATATTTCCATCTGCCTTGCTGTCCTTGAGCAAATCTAACAGGATCAATTACGTCTACAAAATAATCACCTTCATTTCCAGCACTCTGGATCTCAAACTCGAAAAGATATTGACCAGCTTCAAGTTCCACTAAAGCAGGTAATACGGATCCTGAAACTTCATCCATATCTGGATCGTAAATTCGTATCTCTGAAAAATCTCCAATAACTACACCCGTAGATGGATCTCCATTTGTTTCCCTTATTTTCATTTCGAGTTGGGCCGTCTGATCTCCAACATCACCTTCGATAGTATTATAAACTCGAAACTGACATGTACGAACTCGGGATAATGGATCAGTAACAACTAATGAATATGAACCTTCATCAGCACTGGACGAAAGTGGGACAGAAAATCTATACGCACCTGTGGCAATACTCCCGTCATAAAATTCATCCATCGTAATAATTGTTGAACTTGTTATATCTACTCCATCAGGATCATAAAAAACAATAGTAAAATCCCCAATCACATGACCAGTCTGGCGTACCTTGGAAGCATTGACAACTGTCACGTAAGCGAAAGCGGTTGTCCCTGGAGTTTCATATGAATAGGATGTTTCCATTATTTTTTATTCCTCATCTTCAGTTTCAGTTTCGGGATCAATACCATCCCATTTATCATCTTCAACTATCCCAGTCTGAAGGTCAATCATATCTGGCCATACTTTTAATTGTTCGCAAAGTTTATTCCGAAAGGCAACCATGTCAGTATCAATCTTTTTCAATTTCTCAGTCATGGTTTTATGTTCCCGAATTATTTCATGCGGAAGCCTTCCTATAACTTTGGCATTGATAACTCTGCTGTCTTTGATTTCTGCATTGGGGTCAAAGATTGCTCCCGTCACCCAATTGATTTGGTCAGTGTACAATTCATTTTCCTCAGCAGTTTTCATTTCCCACTCTGACATTTCTTCTGAAAATTCCCGAATGCGTTTTTGGAAGCCTTGAAGTTTCCAAAAAGCATCTCCTTTGATTCTTCTTTTTTTCTTTTCCATTTTTTTCTTTTCATCAGCCACGATAAAACCTTTCTAAAAAATTATTGATAAATAGCAACTACATCAATATGTAAATCGTGAGAAGCATTTCCAGAAACAGGATGATTGAATCTGATTCTCACTTCCCCTTCTTCTGTACTATCAACCCCGACATAATCTGTACAATCTCCAATGAAAAAACTATCATTTTCAAAACTTGTTCCGCTATTACTAAAACCAGTGTTTACATTATTAAATTTATCCCAAGAATCCGTTGTCCAGTTATAAACTTCAATATCAACATTGTGCGAATCTGAGCCATCATATTCACAACGGATGTCTACCCAATTAAAAGCATTGACATCTATAAAATCAACTATCAACTGAATTCCCGGTGCGCCTGTTGCCTCAGTAATTGTATATACATTTCCATCATTAGCAGTTTGTAAATCAGCAACTCCATCTGTACTTGTTCCGTTATTAAGAGTGACAGAATCGGCTGTATATTTATTCCATACAATTTTTCCTTCAGCCGTATTATCAAAAGTAAAATCACCAACTAATTTTACCGAATTATTCCAATTCAAATAAGTACCGGAAACTTTAAACTCAAGATAATCAATTTCCCAAATGTTAGATCCAACCATCATTTCATTCATCTGGGTTGTATCGGCATTATAACCGAGAGCAATCGACTGAGCAAAATTCGCAGTAGCAGCTGAACCGATACAAATGGAATTAGCAGCTCCTCCTGCTGTAGCTTTATACCCTATCGCAATGGAGTCAGTTCCTGCTGTGGCATCGTAACCGATTGAAACGGATCTGTTCGCATTTGAGTATGAATCCCATCCTATCGCTACAGATGACAGTCCATTCGCAGTAGCATTGTGT